ACCGCACGCCGAGCAGAATCGAAAGGCCGGCAATGTGCGTTTCACCGTCCGCCGTCACCTCTGTTTCGGTATCGCAAAACGGGAAATCCTGCGCCAGCGCGCGGAGCTGGATGCTCTTGAAGATCGCTTCTTCAATCTGCGCGCCGAGCGTCTCCGCGGCTAACAATGCAGCGGGACCAGACGCGGCCGAAAGTTCTGCCTTGATCTCGAATCCCGACGTCGTCGTGAACGATGTCGAGCCGCTGACACCGTTCGACTCCTTCCGATCTTTTCCCTGCCGGAGCTTGATTACTGGCAGCTTCGCAGTGGCGACGTTCCAGTCACCGGGCGATTGCACCGTCACTCCAGGAATGGTTTTGAGGATCGTCAGAAGTGCGGCGCGAAACTGCGCGCGGCCTGTCTGATCAGTCATCGGTCTGCCCCGGTACATTGAGCATCAGCCGGCCGCCGCCATGGCCATCCGGATGAAACTCGCGGACTTCCCATTGCTCACCGGTCTTCAGGATGACCAGCTGATCACCCTGCACAGGATCTTCGTGACCGGTGAACTGGGACATCTGCACACCGACAGTTGGCTGATTTGTCACCACGGTGGAACCCGTTGCCGGGTCCACGCCAAAGAACGCTTTGTCGTAGATTCCCTGAATCGGGAACGACGCGCCGACGGTCGGTATGTAGGTAATCGCAGTGCCGAACGTCTTCATGAGCGGCCCGAGAATGCGGCCGTCGACGGCGTCATCCCAATCCATACGTCACTCCGAGTGCGTCACCGACACCTGGCCGCCGCTGATCTGCACGCCGTCCTGCACGACTTCCTCGACCTTTTCGGGGACGAGAAAGCCGAGTTCGCGAAGTCGCTTCACTTCCGATTCCGGAAGCTTCACGGTCTCCCCGGCCTTCTTGATGACCGGATCCTCGTGCGGCTTCAACTGGTCGTGAAGAGTGCGGCCGCGCGCGACGACTGCTTCGATGAGTTTTTCGCTAGCCATTAGTGACCTCAGGCGACGGTTGCGGCCAGCGCGGCATTCACGCGGCTGGGGATGACGACGGGGGCCGACTGCATCATCACGAAGCGCTGGGCCGGATCTTCTTTCAGCCAGGTCTTCGGTGCGAACGGCAGCGACGCGTAGTTGAACTGCGGGTCGATGATCTGACCGAACGCACGCGTACCTTGCAGATCGGGGCCCGACATGATCATCGAACCGTCCGGCAACATCGGCTGTTCGACGTTGTTGTCGTCGACGTACCAGTCGTTGTAGAGCCACAGGTCGTATTGACCCCAGCGGCCCTTATATACGGCACCGCGCTGAATCTGCGCGCCGACGTTCACGACGTTGCCGTTTTCGCCGAGCGAAGGGAACAGGATTGCGCCCTTCAACACCGGGTCGAGCTTGAAACCGTTCCACGCCTTCGGCGTGAATACGATGTCCGTCGCGACTGCACCAGACGACTTGAGGATCGCCTGCTGCCACGTTTCGATATTGCCGGTCGGGTTTGCCGTGCCCGCGGTGATGTTCGCAGCCGTCCACTGAGCGCCACCCGTCAGAGCGATGGTCAGCGAGCCGTCACGACCGAAGTCGATGACCGTCGTCGGGAAGCCTTCGCCGCTGACAGTCAGCGTGCCGGTGAGCAGCACCTGAGCGGCCATCCACTCGAGGCGCCGCGTCAGCATGTCGATCTGGTCATTGAGCTCGAACTCGAGGTTCATCTCCTCGCGAACTTCCGGCGCGATCTCGCCGCCGATGCGTTCCCCGATCATGCGGCGAACCGGCTTGCGCAGATCCGGAGCGCGCTTGTCCTTGATGTAGGGCGGCTTGAAGGTGTTCGTCTGGTAGCGACGGCTTTCGACCATCTTGCCTTCGACGAGCGGCGAGCAGAACGGCGACATACGGCGCTTGCCGACGTCGACGTCGATCGACACGAACTCCGAATCGGCACTGATCATGTTGCGGAAGAAGCGGTCGAGCAGCCAGCTCTGGGCCAGCTTCAGGTTTTGCACGACCTGAATCAGGGTGTTGGTGTCATAAATCAGATTTCCGGGCATTGCTCTCTCCGAGTTGTAAGCCCAAATGAAAAAGCCCCGCTCGATGGCGGGGCTTTAAGCATCCGTTCAGGTTGCGAGTTAGCTCGGGTCGGCAGCCGAAACCGAGGATTTGAGATGGACGCCGAGCGGTCGCAGTGCATCCTGTGCCGCCGTCGAGGTGATGCCGGTGCCGAGCGTGACAGCATTGATGTTGAATTCACCCTCGAGGAACACGCCCGCGATAACATCCGCCGCGCTACCGTCTGCGTTGTCTGCAAGGATCGCCGTCGGCGTCTGGCTGCCATCCGACGATGCAGACAGCGCAAGCGTGAATTTCCCGCTTGCGGTGATCTTGCCGAGCACTGCGCCGCGCACATACGGGCCGCCCGTGATCGTGACATTGCGCGTGACGATCTGCTTCGGGCCGGCGATCAGCTGATCCGGTACGAAGGTTTGTGCCGAGATGGACGGCACTTGGGGGTTCTCCCCCACCGAGGTGACAGTCAAAGTCATCTGTGATTCTCCGCGATTGGGGAGGGTTTAGATCTCGCCGCGGCGCATCTTGCCCGCCGCGAGGATTCGATCGGCGAGCGACGGAGCCGCAGCAGCGGGCGTCGATGCACCGGGGTTCGGAGTCACGACTTTCGCCATGCGCTCATCGATGGAGGGACCGCGGCGCTGAGCCGGCGCCGCAGCAGACGCCGCACTCGCTTCCGATGCGCGATCAGCAGCGGCAGCCGTCAACACACCGATTGCCTGCGAGGCGGTCATCCTGGTGTCGAAAGCCAGCGAGCAGGCCTGCTTGACCGAACCCAGCTTGATGCCTTCGGCGACGATCGCGGCGCAGCGAACGCGCTCGCGCTGGCGCGCGCCGCTCGCGCGGCCGGCGCGCTTGCCGTCTTCCTTGTCTTCCTTGTCGTCGGCCTCGGCGTCAGCATCGTCATCAGCCTGTTCGGCTCGCCGGGCTTCCTCGTCCTTCTTATCCTGCTCGGCCTTGCGCGCGGCCTCTTCCTCTTGGTCCTTCTCTTCCATGCGCTTGGCGTAGTCCTCGTCGGTCTCATCGTCGCGTTGCTTGCGATCGTCGTCGGACTCCGCGCGAGCAGCGGCGGCCGGATGGCCGAGGAAATGGGCGAACGGCATCGCGCTCGCGAGCTTCGAGAGCTTCATGTGTAACGTCCTTAGGGGTTTGGTTTAGGCAGTGATCTGCTTGATCAAAGCCCGAAACGCGGCATCAGGCGCCGCCACTTCGTCCGCAAGCCCAAGCGCGACACCCTTGTCGCCCATGAACGTCGCGGCCTGCGTATCCCGAACCGCGGCGGCTGAGATATTCCTGTTGCGGGCAACTGTGTCGACGAACAGTTGGCCCATCGTGTCGATGTCGGCCTGAAAGCGCTTTTTTGCATCTTCAGACAGCGGTATTTCGCTATGACCGTCCGCCTTCGTGTCGCCGTAGGTGATGAACGTCACCTTGATGCCGGCGCTGGTCAACGCTTGCGACATATCGACGTGGGCGCAAATAACTCCGATGCTGCCCACGCCACCCGTACGCGGCACGTAAATCTTGTCGGCGGCGCTCGCGATCGCGTAAGCCGCGCTGTATGCAGACTCGTTGAGAATCGCCCAGATCGGTTTGCTGCCGCGCGCCGCGTAGATCGTGTCTACGATGTCGAAACAGCCGGCGACTTCACCGCCTGGCGAGTCGATGTCCAGCACGATCGCCTTCACCGACGAATCGTCGAGCGCGGTGAACAGGTTTTGACGTATCCCGTCATAGCCGGTCATGCCCGACCAGGGGCGCAACGATCCAAGCTTCTGGACCAGCGTCCCCTGAATGGGGATGACGGCCACGGGTCCGACCATGTCGTAACCGGTCCGGGGATTATTGCCCGGCTCGGCGAAGCCATAGTCGTCGTCTTCCATCGCCATCGGCGAGACGGTCGATCCATCCAGGCGACCAATCATGCCGATCCCGAGGCGCTCCGAAAGTGCGGCAAGCACAATCTCCGCTTTGCGCGGGTGCAGCATGAGCGGCGTGTTAAAAACACGTTGCGCCAGTCGCGGCAGAAGGTGGTTCATTGTGCTTGAGGTTCCTTGGTAACTTCCTCGGCAGGCACCCCCTGCAACGTCGAAGGGAGCGGCACGCCGCGGCTTGTGTAGTACTCGACCTCGATCGCGCGCTGGTCTACATTGTCTCGCCAGTCGGTACCGGACGCCTGAGCAGTCTCTTCTTCGAGCGTGGAAAGACCTGTCTCAACGCCGAGCGCCTGGCCTTGGCGCTCCTTGAGCGGATCTACGTACCCGCGGCCCGGCCCGATCCACCATGCCCGCGTGTATGCCGCGCGCGCCGACATGAAGTCAGGCGCACCGGCCGGCAGGGGCAACGCATCCACGTCGAAAGACTCTTCGATGAATGCTGCGTAGATCGGCATGCCGAAGCCGCGACCGAAGTCGCTGCGTCGGCGGTCGAATGTCTTCCATGCCTCGAGCGCGGCAGCACGGTACGAGCTGTAATTCACGTCTGCCCAGTTCTGGCTGATCTGTTGTGCAGACATACCCGTGCCGGCCGCGACGTTGCGCAGCATGGCGTTTTCGAACTCGGCAAAGTTGCCAGCCGGGCGCGTGGCCGCCACCGTATTGATCGTCTCGCCAGGAAACAGGATCGGCAAACGCGAACCGCCGAGGCGCAATTCGTTCTTGTCGTGAAACTCAGCGCGCGCGTCCTGGTAGCCGTTGAGGGCTTCCTCTTCGCCATCGCCGAGGGCCTCGCCGACGAGCTGCTTATCGAACGGGCTCGTGACGTACGCGCCGAAGATCGCGTTGATGATCGCCGCGTCGAGCTCAGTGCCGTCGTACTTGATCAGCATCTTCAGACGCTGCAATACCGGCGTGAGGATGCCGGCGCCGCCGCGATGCTGGCTCGCGCGATCGAAGTCATAGTCGTGGACGATGATCGGGCGCCCCCAGTCGGTCTCGGCCGGGATACGCTCCCACGTGACCTGCTTGTTGCCGCTGAACCAGTCACCCTGATGCGCCTTACGGATGTGGTACGCGATCGGCGCGCCGTCTTCGTCAATCTCGACGCCGCCGCGCATGATCTGCTTGTCGAAGTTCTGTTGCGGATTCGACAAGCGATCAGGGTCTATCAGTTGCAAGACCGTCGCATAGCGCGCGCCGAGGCGCAACCGCTTCGGCATCCAGCGCAGCATGCCGAGTGCGTCACCGTCGACGATCTTGTGGCGGAACGCCAGGCGCATCAGCTGAGGGATGGTCAGCTTCCGTTGGGCATCGCTGAAGCGGCCCGGATCTTCCGCCCATGTGCGGTAGCCTGCCTCGATCGCGCGGCCGAATTCGTCGGCCCACACGTGATCGAAAGTTTTCAGACCAGTCTGCGCCTGCAGCGCGCGATAGTCTGGCTTCGAGATCGGGCGGAAGTCGGCACCGATGACGTTGTCGAGCGTGCGGGTGACAGCGGCAGATGCCCAACCGTCGTTGCGAACCAGATCACGAACACGCGAAACGATGCGATCGCGGTACGGATTGAGCTCGCCGTCGGGAGACCAGAGGAACGGCTGCCAGTCGCGCATGTGCTGGCCGCCCATGTCGGCCGCATCATAGGCAACTTGACTGCCGAAATTGCCACCACTGTTGAGCGCGAGCGAACGCCCCCGACGCGCCGGCAACGGGTGACCGTCCGCGCCAAGGATCTGTACGTTCGCTTGTGTCATCGTCTTGTGAATGTCAGTCGAAGTGCTTTGCGGGGTGCTCTGACGATGCCGAGCTGCGCCTGCATGAGTTGAATTGCCGCAGCAAGCTGCGCGAGGTTCGCGCGGGTGTACGTCACGGATCTCGTGCCGTCACCCTGCGTATAAGACAGCGATTCCGCCTGCGCG